GAAATTGATTTTACCAAAACCAACACCAACCGAAGCAAACACGATGTCTGTAATATCGTGGTCACTTCCTAAAGTGATGCTTGAAATATCTGCAACTGGAATAGTGTAGAGTTCTTTGACTCCTGCCGTTCTTGGGCAGTTTGAACCTGCTACTGCTGCTAAACTTAAATTTGCTGCCATTTTATATTTATTTTTTTTGTTGTTAAAAGGGAGTGCATAAACACCCCCTTTATAAATTTAATACTATCGGAATAATACGATGTCCTCGCCATTGGTGTAGTTAACATCAAAAGCGTAATCACATCTGTAACGTACTGTTCTGTCTCCAGTAGATTCGTACTGAGGCAAAATTGCTACGTTATTCCATTCTGCATCTAAAGCAGTTCCAAAGTGTAGGTTAGATACGTTAGCTGCTACGATTGTATTCGGAGATACGAAAGGCAAAATAGCCAATCTGTTACCTAAGAAATCCAATTCTTTAGCACCAATGTAGTAAGACCCTGCACCATTAGCTGCTGCTGCTTGAGCCAAAGAATAAGCCTTACCTAAACCTTTGTTACCGAAGATGTAGAAATCAGCATCATCTTCTACTGACTCGCTCAATCCGTTGTATACGCTCGTCAATACTGCTAAAGCATTTGAAGCGTTAATGTAGTTGATATTACCGCTTGTGAAAGTACCAGTAAATCCGCTTGTATCTAAAGCAATAGAGAAAGTAGTTGCGCTTAATACTGTGATAGCGTAAGAAGCACCATCCAAGTCACTCCAATCAGTTCCTGAAGAGCCTACCATTGAAGAGAAAGTAACTACGTCACCAGTCTGCAAGTTAGATGTAGATGCTACTGTTAAAACCGCAGGAGAAGCTTTAGTGAAAGCCGTTACCGCTACTTTTGAAGAGTCTAATTTGTTAACATCAGAACCAGCCTCCATCAATGGAATAAGTCCAGAAACTACGTTAGAAGAAGCAGAAACTGTGATTTTAGATAACTGACCAGCAGCTACACTACCTCTCCAGATAGATGCATCAATGAATTTTGAACGGATAAGTGCTTGTTGCTCAATTAAAGCCTCTTCGATAGTTGCAGGTGGAACGAAATCGCCACCACGACCTCTCGGCTGCTGACTTGCGTACCAAGTAGCGTTCAAAGTTTGGTAATCGTACTCAACTGCTTCCATAAACTTCTTAGGGTCTAAGTATTTTTCGCCTAAAGTTAAAGAGCCTGCGCTATTGAATGCAGCTACAGAGTCTTGTACGTTAATTGTGTTAGCCATAGTCTTCACTACCGCTCTTGAGTCAATGTCTGTGTGAACAGAAATTAATCCGTTTTCAATCGTTCTACCTCGTAGTACCGACTGCGCTATTATGCCTTCTAAATCCTTACCAGCATAAGTGTTTGGTGATATTGTTGGTGTTGCCATTATTTAATGAAATTTTGAAAGTTATTTAAATGTTGTTTCCAAGTCGGCTCATTTACCGAATTAGTCTTGTTTGATTTTGTTGGAGTAGGCTCTACAAAGTTTTTGAAAGCCTCAGCGATTTCGTTTTTAATAACCTCGCTCAAGTTTTCTTTTTTGTCCTCTACCATTTCCTCCTCCATTGGCTGCTCTTCTGCATCTTCTTCTTCTTCTTTAGGCATCATTTCAGCGATAGCCTCTTCTAAAGCTACGATTCTTGGCTCAAGTAGCTGCATAACTTCATCTACGATAGCCGTTTGTTCTTCTGGTGTAACTTCGTTATCCACTTCGTTCTCTACACTTGGAGTTTCGCTTTCGTTAGAAATCTTATTCCAAATCTTTTGAAGCAAAGTTTTTTCTTCAGTCACAACTGGTGTTGTTTCTTCCATTTTTTCTTCTTTTTGATTTATAAAATTAGGTACTAATAATTCTTTTTCTACGAATGTATCTCTTGAGTAGTTAGCCACTTTTTTAGTTTCCCACTCTTTGCCTACAAATCCGTATTTTTTCGCTTCTTTAAAGTTTAGGTATTCGCCGTGTCCTCCGTTGCGTTCCATCAACTCGGCAATAACCTCTTTTTCTACGCCTAAGTTCAAATACACTTGATTGATAGCGCCCTGCCATTTTTCAAGGTCGTTAATCATATCCTGCATATCGTTTTCATTACCCTCAACGTAACTCATAACCTTATGAACGAGGAATAACCCGGTATTATCCATATAAATGTTCTTAACGCTGGTAGCTGCACTTCCTATAATAGTAGAAGCCGAAGCGTTAACCCCTCTGTAATAAGTGTTAATAGTCGCACCGCTATTTTTCAATAACGAATAAATAGCTAAAGCGTGACTAACATCGCCACCTAAACTCTCTAAAGTTACATTGATTACATCAACACCTAAATTTTGGAGTGCTTTTATCTCCTCTGCTTTCTGTTCGCTTGTATTGGCTTTGTACTCCTCGTAAGTATCTGCCCAAACGTTATAACCTATATCGCCAAATATCTCAATATCTGCGACGTTATCGGTTTTCTTTATGTTTAAAAATGGTGTTACTTTCATATCTCGTAAATTTAATACGCTATAATTATAATTTTTGTAAATTATCCGTTTGTGATATTGTAAATGGTTTGAAGCGATACGCCATACTTTCTTGATAGCTTATTCCTTAAGTCCATAACGCTAATCCTGCCAGTATTTTGATTGTAGAAATCTGCTTTAATAATTTCCCTGATTCTGTCCTTATGGTATAACCCCTTGTCGGCTAAATCTAACGCCTCGTTAATATGTTCTTGCTTGTTCGACATTTGAAACCTTTGTTTGTAGTTTAGTAAAATCTTGCTCTACGTTTATTACTTGCAGTTGTCTATTCTCTGTTACGCTAACTAACTCGCTAACCCCTCTGCTCACTTGGTCGCTTATCGTTCCTACTGGTGTAGGTGCTACATATCCGCCCTCTGCAAACATCTTAGGCACTTTCATATTATTCAAAGCATTCATAAAATCAACGCCATAATTATCTACTGTGCTTTTCTTCACGATATACTCGCCACCCTCTGCCTCAAAACCACCACGACCAGCAACTGAAAAAGGTACTCCGCCTTGTGAATGACTTGCACCTTGAATAAGTCCGCCATCTTGGAATTTCTGCGCTGCGATTGTAGCCACTTGAGCAGCACCCAATGCACCAATAGCAATAGCGTTAGCAGTTCTTAATGCTTGTACTGGTGTAAAGTCCGTAGTTTCTGCTAATGTCTTTAGCACCGCTTGAGCCGTATTAACAATAGCCATACTAATCTGCATAGCCTTTTGTCGTTTAAAGGCTCTTTTTTCTATTTGCTCAAGTTTCTTATCCGCTTGTTCTTGACTTAATACACCTGCCTCTACTTGCTCTTGAATTTTTTGTTTATTACGTTCAGTAATGGTAGTCATTAAATTGCCTACATTGGTTATAATGTTTGACACTTCGCCTAAAGAAGCATTTAATTTTTCTTGTCCCTCTTCATCTAATCCTAAAGCATTAAGCAGGTTAAATCCCTTTTGTTCTGTGTCCTCTACTCCGTTAATAGTTTGACTTACTTTTAGCATTTCGCTATTGATGTCATTTAACTGCTTTTTAAGTAGCGCCTCTTCTTCGGGTGTTAATGGCTCAATAAGACCAGCCCCAGCATCTGCGGTTAAACCCTCTAATTGTGCTTTAATCATTGTCGCTTGGTTAGTAAGTGACTCTAACTCTGCTTCATTTCTTAATCGGTTATACTTTTTGTCTATCTCAAGTTTCTGCTCTGCCGTTAGGTTAGCTTGTTCTAACTCCCTAAACTGCTGATAATCTAATTCCGCTAACTCATTTTCTAACGCTTCTTTTCTATTTTGTTCTTCTTCCTCTAATCCTTTTAGTTTTAAGTCAGCTATCTTGTTTTCGCTTTCTGCTATAATTGCTTGGCGTTCTTTTTCGCTTAAGTTAGTTTCTGCCAACTGAGCATCGCGTTTGTTCTTCTCTATTTCTATTAAAGTAGCTACTTCATCTCCGCCTTGCGCTTGGATAAGTTTAAGTTCTGCCGCTAAATTTTCTCTTTGGAGTGCGTATTTCTCCGCTGCTATCTGCTTCTCAAGTCTTACTATACCACTTTTTTCATTTGCTTGTGCTTGTAAAAGTGCTATTTCCTTTTGTGCTAATTCTTCGGCTTCATCTGCATTGTCTGTAGCTAACGCACTTCTGCCCTTTTGGATGTCAAACTCCGTTTTGGCTATCTGTGTTAAGTTTTGTAATCTTTGTGACTCTAAGGCACTTGCTTCCTCAAGTTTGGCTATTATTTCATCTTGTGATAAATTAGCCTTATCCGCTGCATCCGCTCTTAATTGTGCAACTTGTGCCTCTATTTGTGCATTTTCTTTTAGCAAGTTTCTACGCTGAAATACTAACGCATTCTCTTTTTCTTGTAGTGCTATTGCTTTTTGGGTATCTGCTGCGATTTCATCTGCAAAGCCTTTGACTGCTTCTTTGCCATCTTCATATAATTGCACTACCTTTTCTCCTGCTGCTTGTACTTTCCCTATTGGGTCTTCTATGCCAGTCATCCCCTGAGCCACGCTATTAGCTAAATCTTTAAAACCCTCCTTAACATCTCCGCTAAATATTTTTGCTATCGCCTTACCAGCTAACCCAAAAGCCTCTATTCGGTTAGTTATGTTTTCTTTTATGGAATCGCCAATAGACTTAAATATATCGCTAATCTTTAACTCCTTAATACTATTAAATGAGTCAAAAATAATCTTACCAAAGTCCGCAAATTTACTTCTTATGTTATCTGTAACACTACCCAACGCAGCCATGATAACTTTAAGTTTCATCGCACCCTCTTCTGTGCTTTTAAAATAAGCTACTAAACTTCCCACCACTACCACGAATGCACCTATACCAGTAGCAATTAAAGCCAGTTTAAATACGTTCATCGCCACCTTACCTGCTAATGTCGCTACGTTTAAAGCTTTCTGCGCTGCCGTTTGTGAATTGGTCGCAGCCGTGTGGGATTTTTGCACACTTTCT